CAAGCCAGCAAGCTGAATTGCTACGTTCTCTGTCATGGGGTGAAATCTCGCTCAAACGTGACGCTGACACGCCCCACGCCTGAGCCAAGGTTTGTCCGCGAATACTTCGATGCTAGGTAGCGGCCACTTGCGCCATTTGGATTCGTCCAGTTGAATGGATCAACGCCAGCTCGTGCGTCCAGAAAGTTGGCAATCGCATTGACGAACGCAGCCTCGCCCGTGAAGGTAAGCGGCCACTTGTCAACAACTGAATTGATCCCATCCGGCGAGCGTTGGTTGTAACCGTCGCCAAATTCCGTTTCCTTGAAACGAAACGACACGTCACCCGTTGGGCTTCTGTCATGCATCCATGTGAATGTCGTCATGCTTGCCCCTGCTTCATCTTCCAGATCAGGCCACCAGGCCGCATTTCACGCGCCAGCGTGTCCTTGGCCCCGGCTGAGATCATTTGCGCCAGCTGCTTGGCTGATTCAGGATTCATACCCGCGTTACTCGATTGACTTGTCATCGAGGCATTACTGCTTGCGTCAATGCTGATGTGGAAGGTGTTGTTCTGCATCACCCCGCCACCGGTTGACGTACCACCTGAAGACAGGTCATTGGCCGCGATCACTCGACCGTTTCGGCCCGGAATCATGTACTGGTTGCCGTTGGCGCCCACGAACATTTCAGACTGGCCGGTTTCGTTCACTCGGTACAGGCTGCCAGCCGTCACGGCACCGCCGTACTGACGTGCCCCAGCCAATGGCGCCGTGGCAACGGCTGGGGCACCAATCGCAGCAGCCGCAGCACCAGCCGCTGCCGCTGCTTCAGGGGCCAAACCAGGCCCAATGATTGGAATTGCTGCCGTAGCGGCAAATGCGTTTTGGGCAGCCAAAGCAGACATGCCCTGAACCTGCGCCGCCACGCTTGCCGCGTATACGCTTCCGTTGGCGGCCATGGCTGCGGCCATGCGGGCCTGCTCTGCCGCTGCCAATGTGTCAGCCAACACGGCATTCTTGACTTGCTGCAATCCAACCTGAACCAATGACCGCACAGCCTCTTGCAAGATGGTGTTGCCCAATGCCCGCATAGCATCCTGGGCAGTCATGGTCCCATTGATCAGGCCGACAATGGATGACGAAGCGGTCTGAGACAACGAATTGAGCGTGTCCATCAGGAAGGCCTGAGCCTCGCCCTGACTGCGGAATGTCTGCTCCGCCAATGCGATGCGCTGACGTTCGTACTCGCCGGTAATTTGCGTCTTTGCAAGCTCGCCTTGCTCAGTTGCATCAATACCAGCCTGAGCCATCATTTGTTCGTACATGGTGACCAAACCTAGTTTGGCCTCGTACTCATCCCTCAGGGCATCAACCGGATTGATGGCCTTGTTCAGTTGGTATGCCTGCTCGCCAGCCTGCTGCTTTTGCTTTTCTGCGTTTCTGGCGTCACGCTCATCTTGAGCATTGATCTTGTCGGTGATGAACGAGCCAAGAGGATCACCATCAGGTTTATTGGCCTTAGCCGATCGCTCAGCCGATCGCTCGGCAAACTTTGACCGTATCTGCTTTTCCAGATCCGGGGTGAACGCGGCACCCAACTCTGCCTTGGCCTCCTTGATCTCAAGGGCCAATTGCTGAGCCAATGTCCCGTACCGACGAATCCACTTGTCGAGCTTGTCCTGATTTCCGGCGTCATCTGGCGCGTCCACCGAAGCCATAGCTGGGTTAACACTTCCGCGCCCCCAACCACCGCCGCCAGCCTTTGCGTCGACAGATGCGATCGCAACCTTGATGTCAGTGATTGACTGCTTGTAGGCCGCAATTCGAGCATCAATGGCAGCCAGATCAGCGTCTTTTGCATCACGCCGGTAGATGGTCGACACCGTGCGCGCACGCGACTCCTGCGCCTCCCTTAGGCCGTCTGTGGCCTCTTTCATCTGCTGGGAGAGGTCCGCAGTCGCTGCCTTTGCTGACTTGGTCTGAGCCTGCGCGATCCGCTTGGCGGATTCTTCAGAGACATCAGCTGCGTTCTTGGCTGCCCCTGATACTGTGTCCCAGTTCATCGCCAAAAGCGAAATCGCTGTGATGGCAATGCCAATGGGGCCACCAAGTGCGCTGATCACGGCTGAGAACGCGGACGTTGCCGATGTCATCGCCAGGGTGGCCGCCGCAGCAAATCCAGCCTGCACGACCATCGCCGAAATGGCGGGGATCATGCGCCCAACCAGAGCCCCGGCCAAACTGACGCCGACCACCTCAGCGGCTTTCATCATGGTTCGCATCGTGTCGAAGTGCTCGGTAAGCCCTCCGCTCTCAATGCTGATTGAAAGCTCTTGAATTGCTGTGGCCGCCTGCTTGACCATGTCACCGATCAAGTCACCGACGCCGCTCTTGGAAATGCTCAGGTATAGGGCTTGCCATGAGTCCTCAAGGTTCGACATCGCGCCATCAAGGGTATCCATGCGGGTCTGCATGGCCCCGGCGAAGTTCACCTCACCGATCTTTGTCAGGTACTCGGTGATTTCCTGGGCGCTGTTCTTGACCGTGGTCGTCACACCCTGGAAGGTGAACGAAACTTGATCGCCCTGGGTCTTGGCCTTGATGCCAAACTCTTTCAGCCGCTCAAACTCACCAGTTGATGCGTCGGCCACGGCCTCGGTCATCTGCGTGAGGTCTTTGCCCATGGCCGATGCGGTATTGCCAAACGATGTCATGGCCCGCTCTGAAGGGTCCAGCCCCAAGGCCTTCAGCTTGACGAAGCCTTTCACTGTTTGGTCAAGCGTGTACGGTGTCTTGGCGGCAAATGACGTCAGCTTGTCCCACGCAACGCCTGCCGACTGTGCGCCGCCTGTAACGGTCTTGAGGCTTGAATACAGAACGTCAAACTGTCGCTGAGCCGTGACGATCTTGGACACAAGCCCTTCAATCGCGATGGCTGAGAGTGCCGCGCTGATCCCGGCCGCAATGGCCGTGAACTTGGTTTGCAGCTTTTTGCCCTCATCACCAATGCGCCCAAGTTTTCGTGCGACATCCTTCTCAGCCTGGCTCATCTGAGACAGGTCAAGTGTCACGTCATACCGAATTCCGCCAACGACTTCAGTCACGCTTACGCCCCTTCACCGAATCCATGAACTTTTTGTATTCCTCGCGGCTTGGAACGTTCCCGCCACCTTGCTTGTCGTTCGGGAACTTCATTTCGAGCATGGTTTGAAACTCGGTCATGCTGAGCGCTTCAGCCTCAGCCGCAGACAGACCAAGATGCACCCGCGCGGAACTGATGAACTCAGCAGCACTGAACTGCTTGGCGTAATCGCCGGTTCCCTTTTTGTCTGGCTTGGCCTTCCCTGCAATGCCGTGGCGCATCAGGTGGCGAGCCAGGATCACTTGCGCATTTGGGTCAACAAACCCTTTGACCCACCTTGGCGGGCGCGGGTCATCGGCTTCGTGCCAGCCAACTGCTTGCGTTGCGTCGTCCTGATCGCAAAGAACCGTCAGAACGAACGCCGCCTCGCTGTATGCCCGTGGCCCATGGAGGGCAACGAACAAACCAACGATCTCTTCAGGCGAGCCGAGCTTGGCGATGTTCTTGAATGATGGCGTGAAGGTAAATTCACGACCATCACTGGCCGAGACCTGAACAAAGCCAAACTCTGCAAGCATCACAGCCCGAACAGTTGAGCCTTGATGCCAGCGCCACCGGTTACCGACACCACGCCTTGCAGGTAGGCGCTGATAGTGGAGAGCACCACAGCGCGAACCGAGTTGGCTGGAACCGCGATTGCCAAGCCGGAAGCCACGGACACAGAGCCGACGCCTGGGACGCTGACAGTTGTTCCGTCTGCACCGTCGATGGTGGCCGTCAAAGAGCCGGCTGTATCGTTTCGCAGAACAAGCAACTGCTTGCGTGCTGGCGTGAAAGTCAGCGTGTCAGACGCGGTCAAGGTCTGCTCGGTTACCGTGAACGCGCCAACGACGCTGCCATTAGTTTGGGTTAAAGCTGCCATGGTCTACCCCTTATCAGACTGCAGTGCGAGTGATCGCGCCGTTGGACGATGCGGCCATGGACCATGTGCCAGCGTCTGTGTAAGACGCATCACGGCTCCACTCGGTAGCGATGAACGGGCCAACAAAGACGGCATCAGGGAACGTCAGACGCAACCAAATCTTTGGCTGATTCTGAGTGGTGGAGCCCGGAACGTGGATGTGGGCTTCCAACTCGGCCTGGTTGTACAGCGCGTCGTCATAGCTCACACCGTCGCCGGAGAACTCAACAGACTTGAACGACACCAGCGATGTCTTAGTGAACTCGGGGGAATCGTCCGCCGTGGTGTCGATGGTTTCCCATGACACCTTGAACGACTTGGTGCGCATCATCCCCAGGTTTTTGAACGTCAACGCACCCAGGGTGGCAGACTCCACACCGATTGCGAACTCAACGGCGACATCGCGCCCAGAAAATGCACTCATGGTGCCTCCTACACAGTGATTGCCGAAACGGCGATTTCAAAGACAGCCCTACGGTCAGCCGTGGGCATGAATACCGGCTCGCCCGGCTGCAACAAGACCAGGCCGCCAGAACTGGCGCGCATGGCCTCGATGATTTGGTTTGACTTGGCTTCGACGTCAGCAGAGCTTTGGCCATCTGCGCCGATCAGGGTCAGTGTGAATTGAGGTCGGCGCACAAGTTCGGCGCGGCCACCACCTACGGGGCGAACCACGGCCACTGACTTGGATCGGTCGGCGTCATCCCATGCCCCGAACTGAACCACCCAGCCAGACCCAAGGATTGGCGTGATGAAGTCGCGGATTGATGTGGACGCACTCACTTCAGCGCCCCTATCAATGCCTTGCGAATGTTCGGCTCGGCACGTTCAAAGCCCTTCTTGAGAAACTCAGGCTCGCCGCTTGGGTCCCAAACGTTTCCGCGTGAGATTCCGTTCTCCTTTGGGCGCGGAGTGTTCGTTCCTTTGAGCTTGCCTTCAGCCTCATGCACTGCAAGCGCGTAATTCGCTGTGTATCCAACACGCCCGACTACCTTACCGCCTTCATTTGAAACACGCCTGAACTGCGAGTTGATGAGCACGCTTGATGACCTTGGCGTCAAGGCGGCAGCCTCAGACGCTCCAAGGATCAGGGCTTGAGTCATGCCGCGTTGGGCCTTGTCGTCAATCCTCTTGACGAACTGGCCGAGGTTGTTGGTGATGCGAACACTCAAGTGACCACCTCAACGTCTTCCGTCATGCCTTCAAAGGTATCGGCGTACCGCTTGACCGCACGCACCTCCCAGGCGCCAGCCTCCAAAGGCGTGAGCCCAGAATGGCTACCGATCAGCACGCGGTCCCCAGGCTTGATGCCTGAGTGCTCGGTGTAAATGACCTGGCTGCTGGTGAATTCAACGCCCTTGGAGTCGGTGACAGTCTTGGACTCGGCCTTGTAGTCACACAGGAACGTGACTGGCGCGCCAAATGTGGCAACGCCTGACCACGCATCACGCCCAGTGAGGGGCCAATGCGTGGCAGTGGAGGTGAACGACCAGCGGGCTAGAGAGGACATGCGCCCATGCTAGGGAGCGCGAAAAGTCAGGAGAAGATGCCGGCAGCGGGCTGCAACAAGGAATTGAATGCGCGTGATGCGGCATCAACTTGGTCGTCATTGACACCGTTGGGGAACAACTGCAGCTCATCAATGAAGTCTTTGTTCCATGGGCCTTTCAACATCACGACGTTACCAACATTGACCTGTGAAGCAAATGGCGTGGCCCGGACAACCTTATCGCCTGACTCTGTGCTGAACTCCAACGCGTGCCCTGCAAGGAGCGAGGCAAAAGCCAACACCTGAGACTTACCTGCCTGCCCTGGGTCTTGCGGTATCGACTGCTTGACTCGCCCGCGCCCGTCGTTGTCGGCTGTGGCCTTCATGAGTGCATCACGTTTGTGACTCATGAGCTTGTCGCGTTTCACATCGGCCACTATGAACCGGCCATCCTGCAACTTACCCAATTTGACGCCTGCCGTGTAGTCACCGTTGGTCGTTGCGCCCAAGTCCCATCCACGGCACCAAGTCAGAGCACCATGTGGGATAGCGTCAACCGTGGCGATCATGTCCGTTTGGAACTCACCGCCTGACTTTGGCACTGGCCGCTGCTGGAATTGACCGGCTACCGCGTATTCGCCCATCACCTTCTTGTCTCGGTCCACAACCTCACGCGAGAACCGCTCAGGGAACAGCAAATCACCGTTGTTGGTCCGCCAGTCTTTGAAGCCGATGCTGGTTGCTTTCTGCGAGCCATCGTACTCCATGGGCAAGCAAAGGTGCTCATACCCATAGTCGTTCTCAAGGATTTCACCCGATACGTCCTTGGTGCTCAGGCGCTGCATCACGATGATGATGGCGGATCGCTCTGGACTGTTCAGGCGAGTTGGCAAGGTCTCACGGAATACCCGTGTGGCCGTCTCAAGGGCTGCGGGGCTGTGCGCGTCCTCGACGCTGTGAGGGTCATCCCAGACAACCCGGTCGCCACGCTTACCCGTCATCGACTTGACAGGGCATGCCTGGCGCCACCCGGTTGATGAATTTTCAAAGTTGCGTTTTTCGGACTGATCGCCAACCAACACGACTTCAGGGAAAAGACGCCTGTACCACTCAGAAGAGATAAGGCGGCGCATCTTCAGCGCATCACGAATGGCAAGGCTTTCTTCATGGCTCGCCCCGATGAATCGGATTGACGGCATGCCACGCGGCCCCCACTCCCAGGCCGGCCAGAACACGTTTGTGCTCAGGCTTTTCATGGTCCCTGGCGGAATGTTGATCAGCAGCCGTTTGATCTGCCCATTGGTGACGGCCTCAAGGTGCTCGCAAAGCACATCCATGTGCCTGCCATGCACATACGGCTGACCTGGTTCTAGCTCAGGCCATGCTCGCTTGATGAAGTTGACGAGCCTTCGCTTGCAATACTCGCGCTCAGCCGCAATCCAATCCGCGTCATTGAGCCGCAACCCTGGCCCCCATCAATTCTTCCAAGGCACCGTTGGACAACTTCGAAGGGTCAATGCTCTGACACTGCTTCGGTGCATCGCCTAGCTTCTGAACAGCCTCTTTGTTTGAGGCCAGCAACCCCAATGGAACATGGGCTGCCTTATTCGCCAACTCTGTGAGTGCCGCGACCCCCTTCAGCGCATCAAGGCTTTGAGCAGTCAGAGGAGCGGCATCGTCAATCTCCATGGCTTTCGCATTGGCGATGCCGGCGAGCCTGTGCGATGTTGCTGCGCTGAATTCAGCAGCGCCCGCAAGATGCTCGGATATGTTCGACAACCTGCGGGACAGATCGTTAACAAGTTGCTGCCTCGCAATCGGCAATTCGGCGATTTCCTCGGCGATTAGTTTTGCCGCCTTATCCACACTCGCCTTCTCTGTTGCCAATTGAATCAAAGACTTAGGCGCGTTTTCACCTTCGGCTTTATTCGGCTTTATTTTTCGCCGAAGTGTCGACTCATTGACGCCGTACTCTTTCGCAAGTGAGTTGAGCGATTCGCCCCCGATGAAGTGACGGCGCTCTATCTCAACCACTTGATCTTGATTTAATGCTGACTTACGGCCCATATCAACCAATCAGTCCAGTGGAAGAAAGCGAGTCCTTGAAAGGCTCGAACTCCTTCAGATGGATGAGTTTGACTCCCGCCAATCTACAGGCAGACCAAATCGGCATCGCGTCCTCTGCCGCCATCGGTGCGCATAAGAACTTGTTTACATATTTAGGAGCGTGAGGGCCTTTGAATTTCATCCTGGCTTCGGCTTCGTACAGGAATAGCTGACCAATACCAGCGGCCACCACTCCACAGCGGTTGCTGGCCTTCGCCTCAATGATTGAAATCCCGCAATCGCGATGAAATAGAACCAAGTCAGCTCGACCTGAACCCAAGTTGTACTCAAAAGCGTGGCGCCTGAATTCACCAACACCCAGAACGCCTCGTAGCGCACCCATTTCAAGCAGGATCTTGAGTTGGAGGATTGCAGCAGACTCATCATCCCTGAGAGTTGCCAATAGCGCTTGTATGTGGCCCATACCAACCAATGCCGGTGAATCTTGTCTATTTGCCATTACGCCCCCACCAGATCAGAAAGCTTGCGGCTCTTGGTCTTTGCCTTGGCGGTGGGCTTTGGAGGCTTTTGGCGGGCTCGGCGGGCAGCCTCACGGGCTTGCCACTCAGGCGTCTCCTGAATCTGGATGCGAACGCAACGCGTCACGCCATCTGAGCGAAGCACACGGGTCACTGCGCAAGGCCCCTGAACCTCCCTGCGCGAAGGGCGGACCAGCGGCTTTGTCATCGCCCCCATGTCAAACACACTGCGTGGGCCAGAAACGACCAATGGCGCTGCCTCTGACGCTGCGATGATTCGGTGAATCACGGGCTTGATGATCAGCGGGTCGTCATCGCACTGCTCGTCGTTGCAGGCTATGGCTACCAGCTCAGCGGATGACAACACATCCACAGGCGCGACAAAATCGGCGAACAGATCAAGCTGCTTCGCCGTTGGTGTCATTGCCTGTGCAGATCGGGCCATCGCGCTGGTCCTTTTGCTCTTTAACATCACAGATGTTAGGGAGACAGGATTTCCACTCGGACGCCGAATGTCCCGCGCTTGCACTTCTCTTGCGCGTACTCCCACTTGATGGGGCCTTTTGGGCCATCGTCTACCCCGCACAACTTGGCTATCTCGTCCCGAATGGCCTTACAAGCGCCTTGCAGGTTGTCGTCATCGCATAGCGCAGATGACAGCCTGGTCATTCGAACTGTGCACGGGACGGTGTGCGGCTTAATGACCATCCTGGCCGCCCATCGCTCAGCCTGAACACGGCGGTGTCTTGCTCGCCAGTGCTCACGCGCATTGAGCCCTGTCACGGTCTTGATGGAGAGGAAATATGTCGTCACCGCTGCAACCTCTCGATCGTAACCGCGAGCGCGTCAAGTTCGTCCATCTTCCTGACAAGCCAAGCCCTGCGCTGCCCATGAATGCCGAGGATTGCCCCCTGGTGACAGTCCTTGCAAAGCGCAATGGATGTGAACCACTGGCCTTGCTTTACCTCGTGGCAGTCGCTCGGGCCTGATGTGTCGCACACAGAACAAGGCAGATCCTTCACCAGTTCAATATGGGCCTTTTCGGACTTTGTTGGAGTTCGCTTGTTTTTGGACATCATGGGATTGCACCTCCCAGGTATCGGCTTGGCGCTGGTGTCAAAGCGTCAGCACTCACGCGCCACTTTGTGAAGTACCAGGGGTTGTTTTC